CAGTTTGTTGAACGTTTATCTAATGGTAAGTTTGCAGTTGGAGACAATATTAAGAATCTACAACCTATAGACCCTGAAGGAATGTTTAATGATGTGTTAGGAGATATAGCTGATGTTGTTGGTGAAGTTCCAGTAATTGCAGGTCAGATATTAGGTACCATAGGCGGTGCTGCAGCTGAAATACCTACAGGTCCTATACCCACTACTATATCTGGTGCTGCAATAGGTGCTGGTGCTGGTAGTGTGGTTAAGCAAGGTATAGGTAAAATTTTAGGAGTTAACGAACGTAAAGCACAAGATATGGCAACTGATGTTGCTATAGAAGCTTTGTTTGGTGCTGCAGGTGAAGGATTAGCACAAGGTACCAAAGCTATTGGTAAAAGAATCATTGCACCTAAACTTACTAAGTTATTAGATAAAACAGTTAAAGAAAGTAATTCTCCCGGTAAAGCTGTTCAGTCTATAGCTAAACTATTTAAAGCTACTGCAAACGTTAACGAAAACTCCACACTTGCTGCATTTAAGTATGGCATAGATGATACATTTAGTAAAACAAATTTGTATGATGAGAAAGCTGTTATACCTTTAATCCAGAACCTTATGTCTACGTTAGATGATACCACTAAATCTATAGGTAAAGATATATATAAATCTACTAAAAAATTGTTAACTACTCCTTATCAAAATATAGATGTAACTGATTTATATAATGCTGTTAGAGGTGAATTAAAGAACATGAATTTATTAACTGAATCAGGAGTGTTGAACCTAAAATCTTTAAGTAAAGATGTTAATAAGAACCTTAAATTTGCTCAATCATTATTAGAAAATTTAGGTAATTTTAATGAAAACACAGACATATTTCCAGAAGCTACTAAATCTATTAAACTACCTATAGAGAATGTGTTAGGACTTATGTCAGAACTATCAGATGAATTTGATAGGATAACTCCTAGAATGCAAGCTGTTGTAGCTCAAATAAATAATGGTATGAATAGTGGAGAGGAAGGACTTAAACCTATAATAAAAAAACTAGCTAAAGCTACTAATAATACTGATTATATAGATAGTGTTAATAATTATGCTGAGTTTATGAGTCTTAAAGAACAGTTACCACAACTTACTAAAGGTGGTAAATTCACTGAACAGTTTGTTAGACGTATAGAAAACATTACTGCTACTGAAAAAGAAGCTTTAACTAAACTAAATGCAAGAGCTAAAAGACCTTTCTTGAAAGATTTAGAACAATGGAACGCTATACAAGATTTTAAAGGGTTTAATCCTAACTTTCTTAGAATGGGTGCTATAGCTGGTATATTAGGAGGATTAGGTGGATTCGATACCAAACCAGGTAGAGGTGCAACTATAGGTGGAGCTTTACTTTTAGGTACGCCTGTAGGAGCTAAGTTCTTACTTAGAAGCGGATCTAAGATAGGTAAAGAATTAACTAAAAAAGGGTTATCTAATGTAGGTAGATTTGCTGCTAGACCTAGTGTTTTAGGTGAAACAGCTTTACTTTCTAGGTTACTAAAATCTAAAGTTAACCAATAATTATTTTCTTATAATGTCTAGAATAGTAGCTATTATGTAAGCAATAAAAGTACATATTAATAAATTAACTATTAAACTCATTTATTATTCTCCTCATTCTTATACCTATCATCATCTTCAACATATAACTTAACAACAGTTTTACATTTATGTGACTGTACTTTTTCGTCAGTAACCTTAAACAACACTGAATCGTCTATACCTAACCCTCTAAACACTGCGTCTATTAATAGCCGGTTCATGTTCTGTACGTCTTTCTTCTTAACATTCCCGTTCTTATAATACCAATCATAATAGTATTCGTTATGCATACTATACAGTTTATTTTTATCTATATCTATATGTGGCATATATATCTTTACCATATCTTTAAATTTCCTAGCTTCTTGTGATAGGTAAGTCTGTTTCAACCCATAGTTTATCTTGAAACTTGCAGTGTAACTGGGTGGGATGTTTGGTACAGTGAATTGTAGTGTTGGTTGGTTCATTTTAATTCCTTCCTTTTATGTTATGTTATGTTGCATTTCAGTTCCAGCTAGTAGCCCTCCCCTTCGGTCGGGCAAGAACGGTTTGTATAGGGTGGTGAGCAGTGCCAATCGAACAGTAGGTGCCAAGACTTCCACATAAGGTGGTTCTAAGTAAGGTGGGTGGTACCCAAGCTCGAGTTGTTTATCCTCGCCTTCGGCTCGGATTCCATAGAACGTGGGTGCCAAGTTCAAACTGAGCAACCAAGTAACTGCACTAATCATTCTTCTTAACTTTCTTAATCTTAATATAAATATTAGGACAATAATATTCTTTAAGTTCCCATACCAACCTTTCAAAAGACTTATACTCATCTTTACTAGTCTCTATAATATAATGTTCAATAAAATCATGGTCATCATGGCTAGGTCGTTGTATAAGGTACCCATTATGCAGTTTATTTATCCTTACCCACCAATCCATATTCTTATTAATAATGTTCATGCTGTGTCCTCCTTAAACTTCTTAATCACCCATTTAACTACATCAAGCATACAGTTATCACATATCTCTACATATTCTTTTCCTTCATTTGCAAGCTGAAAATTAGTTGCCCAATCTTCTGTTTCATACCCACCACATACATCACAGTTAACCCTATTACAAAACTCATCATTATATACAAACTTATCTTTACTGTTATCCATAATTTACTCCTTACCAACTTTTAATTCAATATCTTCAATAGTGCCAATAGTTTCACCAAACCTATTAATTTTATTATCATCAATATATATATGACCATAACTTGTTTCAAAATTATCATACTGTTCTTCAGTGCATAGAGGTATACTATTTACTTTATCAACATCCCACGGTATATAAAATTCTTTACCATTAAATAAAATATAATCACCTTTTTTAAGTTGTTTGAATTTATCTATATCCATAATAATCTATCCTCCTAAATTAAGTTGGGCAGTTTATAAAAGACAATACCCAGGTCTTATAATAGAAAGCAACACACTTTCTACCATTAGTTATTATAACCTTCCCTGTAAAGTTAAATAACTACATCACATCACACTCACATTATACCAAACTATCAGTCGAAACTTTCTTATAATTCTTAACTTCATTATCTGGACCATACTGTTCGTTACCTTTAGTCTGTAATATATCAGCAACTACCATCTTACCAGTAATATCTTGAATAAACTGGTAATTAATTTTCAATCCAGCTAAATCCATACCAACAGCTTCAGCAAACTGACGTAAGTTAACTAAATGTTGTTTTTTCTTAAAATAGTCTTTAGCACCATACATTTCCATATTAGCGTAATAACATATTTTACCAAACACAACTTTACCTTTATACTTACCTTCAGCATCAACACCATCAACTAACTGTAACTGTGCATTAACCCATCTGTAATTGTTATCTTTACTAGCTTTAACTTCAGCTTTCTTTACCAACAACTTAACTTCTCTACTAGGTGGTATTAACTGTTTCTCCTCTTTAACATCAGTTAAATCTTCTATAACTACCTCATCTACCACATTAAAACCTTCTTCTACCATACCTTCTTCACCAAATGTACTGAACTCTACCATTACTTTACCTCCTGTTTTTTAGTTTCTACTTTATCAATATTCTTAACTAACTCTGCCCTTTCAGTCTCTAACTTACTAAACTCATCAGCTAACGGTTTAATAGCAGTGTCTAACTGTTCTTTAATCTGTTTAACAGTAGACTGATACTTAACCTGTAACTCTTCAGCTTCAGATTTCAGTTCAAACATTCTAGACTGAACTTCAACTAACTTACTCTTATTGTCCATCTTTGTCACCTCCCCCTACAGTTATAGATTTATTAATCACTTCCATTATTTTCTGATAACTTATACCTTGTACTGTACTAGGCAGAGGTATCCTACTCTTACCATTACGTTGGTTACCTTTATTAACTCTAGCCCAATACTGGTATTTACCTTTATCTTCTAACTTAGTTAAATACATATTTAAACTAAACATACCTTCTACCTTGTTCCTAAACCCACCTAATATATTTGCCACTACTGGAGACGTTTTATCTATCTTCTTATCCATAGCTTCGTCATTCTCTAACATCTCATGTGTAGTACATATTAAGTTACCAGGAAAACTCATTATCAATAACCCAACTAACCTACTTAACTTAGTGTTCAAATCACCATACATACCTCTAGTATCTATAGCACCATCTCTAGTCTTCTTAACACAAAACTTGTTCATATATAACCATAAATAATCTACTAAATAAGTTAACGTATCAATAACTAACGTATCTACCTTACCTTCTTTAAACAACGTCTTAGCTTCATTAACTAACTTATGCACTAACCCGTTATCTAACCCGTTATCCAAATCACCAAACAGTTGTTTTAACTCATCGTCATCTCCCGGTACCAACTCACATACCTTAACCATATTCTTACTTAAATGTGGTTGTACTTTAAACGTATCACCTTCACCTAAACTAAACCCCATATAGTATACTTTAGGACACGTACTGGCAAAATAAGTCTTACCACTTCCCGGTAACCCACATACTAACGCTCTTAACTTAATATCCATAACAGCTTCTTTACCATCTTGTACTTTTAACATATCAACCAACTCCTTTACCTATAATTTAATATTTAACTAACTAATTTAATATTTAACTAACCCTCTAACATAAGCTTTCTTAACTCTCCTAAACACAGTCTTAAACGATACCTTACTACCTCTAATACCAACCCACTGTTCATAAACTTTACTCCTTAACTCTTTAGCTTTTTTACCTCTCATATCAAACCTCCAAATATTTAGTAGCATCAAACTTTTCATATAACGTATCCATAACCATTTCATCATCACAACTTTCACATATCTGCATATACTGACATCCTCTATAACTACCACAATGTTCAGGGTTATGCCGCCAATGGTTACTCACCTTACACCTCTCAATCTCATCAGCTATACCTAACATATCTTCACCCCAACTATCTATCATATCTTGTGTTCTATTAACTATAGTATAATCAAAACTACAATGAAACCCAGCCGGTTCACCTTTATACTTACGTTTCCTATACCCCATAAACAACCCTACTGGTATAAACCCTGAACATTGACCAAACTCTAACTGACACCATTTAACATAACCTGTAGGTTGAAAATCTAACCTGAACCTATCGAAATATCCATGTTTTCTAGTGGTTTTAGTAGTCTTCCAATCCACAACATATATGTTACCTCTCCATTTAACCACCCTATCTATCTTAACAATATAATCAACTTTACCACCTATATTAACATGTCCTACCTTCTCTACCGCTAAAGTTTCCCATTCACCAAAATTAGCCCTATAATACGGTACAAACTCTTGTAACAACTTAACACCATTCTCAACTGTCTTAACATCTTCACCAGGTAAATCCACAAAGTTATCTATAAACCTATCAGTAATAGCCTTAACGTCTTGACAATTATCGGTAAGTAACTCTAACCCAGCATGTATACCAGCACCAAACCTGATATCTACCGAATCTTCACCATACTCTAGTTTCCTTAACTGATCTACATAATTTAACTTATACCTTTTCTTACAATTACTAAAACATTTAGCTTGTGTGCTGTCTAGTGTTAACATTACATATCCTCCTTACATAAATATATCATTTAATTTTCTGTTCCAGTATTCTTCGTTTCCTTCTCGTCTCCAACATCCTTTCTTAAAGGTTTCAATATATCTTCTGACTCCTTCAGAAAATATTGCATAGCTTCTGTTGTGTCCTTCTGGAAGGTTTCTAAGGTGGTACAAAGTTTCTTCGATACTTCCTCCGACAAAAGGACTATAGACTCCTTTCGCTGCAAAGCTTTGAGCGATAGCTGATTGCTGTAACCTTTGTAACAAAATGTTATTATTATTTTGACTAAATAAACCACCAAGCAAACCTTGATTATACCAATCGTACCCCATATCGCAACACCTCCTATGGCGAACCAACCGCCTTGTTGTACTAAACTTATTAATGCTTTCATTAATTCAATGTTCATACTCCCTCCTTAACTTTACTAATAACATAAGCTACCATAAACAAATCTCTATCATCAATATTTTCATCTAACAACACACTCTCTAAAGCGTTCTCCAACCTGTTAATTTCCGTACTCTTACTAGTAAGTTCTTCAGCTTTACTAGTAAACGGTATAAATATAGCTTTATCATGTCTACTACTTATCCATTGTTTAATATCTTGTTTAACTGAATCTGATAAGTTACTTATACTTATTGTTTGCATTAGTATCACTCTCCTTTACCTTGTTTTTCTAACCTTTCTAACCTCCGGCTCAACACACTAGCAGAAGTATTAACATGTGTCTTAGTATCTTCACATAGTTTCTTTATAGATATATAATTGTCTTTAATGCAATTATTATAATTAGTAACGTTCTCGTTAAGCATATTAACAATATCTATTAATGTTTTCATATTAGGTATTAAGTCTTTTATTAACCATTTAACTATAAGTATTAAAGCTACTAATAGTATAATAATAATAGCGTATAACCCGCCAGCTTTAACTATTAGTACTATAGTTTCTATCCATTCAGGCATTATCTACCTCCATTTCTTTTTCAACTAACAGTTTTAAACAATATTCTAAAGCTTGTTTATGTTCTTTATCTAGATAGTTTTCACCATTATCTAATATCTTTTTTATATACATATAATATTTTTGTAAATCAATCATTATCAACCTCCTTAATCTTCCCTATCAACTCTTCAAAACTAATAGGTTTACACATATAATCATCACATCCTTTTTCATGAGCTTCCAGAAACTTATCCTGATACGCAGTTATCACTATAACTTTACTTCTATTACTAACAGCCCCGTCATGTTCCATCTGTCTAATCTTTTCCAATACCTCTATCCCATTCATACCTGGCAACCCTAAATCCAAAAGCACCACTTCATAAGGGTTATTAGCTTGTATAGCACTATCAACATATTCTATAGCAGTCGAGCCGTCACCAGCATAATCATAGTTACCTAACCCATTAAGACTCATACTGAGTATGTTTAGGTAACCTTCTTCGTCATCTATTATCAGTATCTTTTTCATTATTATCCTTTCTTTTAAGAGGACACAATCTATGTCTAACAAATCCTGTACCATCATAAGGAATCTCCCATCTATTATATATAGAATTATTAAATGGTTGTAACAGTTCACAACAACGTGCTGTTATTACATCATAGGTTCCACAATGTTCACATTTTTTTTTAAATTCTTCTAATGCAGGACATCCATCACAATATTTCTCGCCATTATAAAGCAATACTTCCATGTTCATTTTAATTTGATTTTTCAACCTCAGCTCCTTTCTTTATCTTAATAACCTTAACCTGCTGTTTAAGTATATCTTCATTAAGTTTCTTAACAGTTTTCCTATACTTAGACATCTTACCCTTATACTTACCTCTCCATGGTAACTCTATCATTAGTCACCTCCTTCCATCCAATCTATATGAAAACTGGTACCTAACACTAAATCCACAAGAAACAATATACCTTCAACCAACTTAGCTATTAACGCTATTATTGGTAACGCTATTAACATAAGTATACCTACTAATATGAAACATATAGAGAACCATATACCTTGGTAGGTTTTTTGCAAGATAGTCATGTTGTCTCCTTATAAATATTTTCCAAATAGTCTTGAGTTTTAATAAACTCTTTTTCAGCTTTCAATATCCATTCAATCTTATCTTTTGGTATATCTAGAGCCTTTCCGAAACTGTTGTCTTCATCAATTCCATAAACTGGATACCATTCATCTTTATATATTCTTACTTTCATTTCTTTCCTCCACATATTTATGTTTATCAAAATATTGCCCCCAACCGCTACACTTAGCACCAGTCTTTTTAACTTCTTCAGGTGTCATACCACATCTTACACAATACTTCTTTCCTGGTCTGAAGTTAACCATTGTTAGTTTCATTTCTTTCCCCCTAAGTTACATTCTCACAACTAAAAGTTCCAGTAGTCTAATTTAATCCTTTAGTTTGTTTTAATTTTTTAAGTAACAGTTCTATTTCTTTAACAAACATATCTTTACAATCATCAAACCCTTCTTCGTAACCTTGTAGATATCCTGGTAAATTATTACAACAATAGTTAGCCCAGTTATTTCCTGTTATCATTTCTTTCCTCCTCTATCCTATCTAACATCTCTTGTCTGCAAGCGTTATGACCTTCAAAATAACCTTTATTTCTAGCATTTTTAGGACAGTTTTCTACTGTATGACCACCAACACAACATTCTTCATAATCAGTAAAAGCTTCTGACACTAACTCCTTAACATAATCTAGTATAGCTTGTTTAGCATCTTCTACTGCATAATCTAATGCTTTATCAAATTCATCACCAGTTATCATTTTATCTTCTATAGCAATGTCAGCTATCATAACCTTATTTCTCATAATACATAATATCTTATCTAACCTCTTACTCATTCTCCACCTCCAAAAAACCCAAAGGAACTAAACTAATAAAATTACTAATAACAACACAAGCATAAGTTCTGTTATTTCCACCTCTTACATATCCGTCTATATATCCTATATCATCTTTTTTAGCTTTTTCCTGTGGTATGTCATGCAATATTTTTACTTTAGTTTTCTTACTCATTCTCCACCTCTCTTTTAATATTTTCATTCAGCTTCTTTCCAACAGCTATATACCAGTCATCTTCTTTCAATCTTTCGTCTACGTAGATTTTAGTGCCATAAAACTGTCCCAGATATTTATAGAAAGGAATATTTATTTCTTGCTCTACAGTTTTTGCGTCCTCTATAAGACTTTTATACGTTATCTCTTTATTAAATTCAGGATTATTACATTCTGTTCTGAACTCAGGGTTTTTAGCTTCCATCATTCTCCACCTCGCTTATTAAAATTGTTAATACAATACTTTAAAAATAGTTAGTTACTTTAAAGCTATTCTCTACCTCGCTTCTCTTTTCTGGCTTTTATTATAGCTTGTGCTAAATATCCATTCATACTTGAATATTTATGTTTATCTATTAACACCATTATCTCCTGCTCATCTAACTCTAGGTTATCTAGTTCAGATAAAGCAATAGTCTTTATCCTTTCACCATGCTCATATTCAACATTACCTTTTAATCCGTTTTGCATACCTTCTAAATACACACTATCTAACACCTCTCTCCGTCTATCTTCCATACCTACTCCTCCTTACTCCACTTTAGTATTGATTTATCGTTGACTATGGCTTTGGCTAAATCTGATGGCGAACACTTCCAATGCGATAGAGTACACTCACCTACTACTGGTGGCTCTATAAGCACAGCTATTTTTCTGATTACCTTCTCAATCTTCTCCACATCAAGCTCAACACAATCATTCACATCAGGCAATGGTGTTGATAGGGTTTTGTCTATGGCTGACTTAAATGCGTAGTCTATAGTGTCCTTATCCCAACTAGCCATCTCTGTAAAATGTGTACCACCTAACTCAAAAGCATGGTGTCTATCTTTAACACTTATTTTTTTAGGCACAACAACCTTCAAAGCACTCTCACCTACTGTAATATTATCAGTCTTTTCATTCATATCTCCTCCTTTAATAAACCTATAGGTACAAGGCAAGGATTTGACAAGAGGATAAGTCGTCTATCCTTATATGTTTTTACCGACTTTTACTTGCACTTGTACCTATAGATTTCAAATAACAATTAACTATCTCTATTAACAATCTCTCTAAACAAACTCCAAACCTCATTCAGAAACTCCAAACCATTACCTTCAGGAGTATTAACATATTTATCATATAGTTTATCTATTTCTAATAACCAATCTTTCATTAAGGATTCCTTTCAAAATAAAAATCAACCACAGTTTCTTTATTCTTACGTCTAATATAGTCTCTTTGTAACACCACTCCAATATCCATTTTAATCCTGGTAAAATATCGTTCTAAACATTTAATACACATATCTTTAACTACATGACATTCTTCTATATCAGGATTACAATCAACTACGTTATCTATTTCGCCACATTCTTTACACATAACCACAACAGTATTGTTTGATCTACCAAACATATCGTATATCCTTATAAGATCATCTATATCCCTTGCTTTAACTTTTATATACTTATCCAAACACCGTAACTTAAACTCCATATAGTTCATGCAAGTAGCTGGTGACATAGGATGTGTAATAAAAAAATCATCCATGATCTTCTGTATACGGTTCTGCTGTTCAAAATCTATCTTTTCAGCATCGTCTAAATCTTCGTAGTCTATACCTAACTGTTTCATATAGCACCTAACACAAGCACTATGGCTCACGTTTCTACCATCATCGAACCTTAGAGCATCTTTAGTATGTAAAAGCTTGCCACAATAGCTACAAGGACATATAACTAAATTAGCATATTTAGCTAATTCTTCCATTTCATACCAAGTTTCACGTTTACTTGTACCTTTACAATATTGTTCGATACAATACAGTTTAAAATCATCTTCACTCATAAAAGTCCAGGGTGCCACAGTATAAGTTTCTATATCCTGTACCGCTTGAAACCTATGTACTTGTCTGGCTAAATAATCAGCATAACTATTACTATTAACCAGCATAATCAACAACACAAACACCTTAATTTTCATCTTATTAATCATTTTCATAAACATTACCCACAACTTCAACATTTAAAGCTCCAGTATACACCGTTCCTAAACTATCAATCTCACTATTAATAACTTTCATAGTAAACCCACAACAAGCATTATTCCATTTAACTATTCTTGTATCTGAAGAAGTTTTAACTATATCACCTTCATATATCTCAACTCCATTTTTATCCTTCAGTCCTGTGTATTGCATAACAGGATTATCTTTTTCAAAACCTTCACATACTGCACCATCTGACGAATATAATCCCCCCTTCAACCAAGATAATTCTCCCACCTCATACATCAATTTTCTTTTTTTATCCCAAGCCCTAAACCTAATTTCTCTCATCTAAAACCTCCTTAAACTCATACCCACAATTAAAACAAAAACATTTCCCATCAACACAATCACTCAACCCACCACATTTCGGACATTCTGGAGAATCTTTAAAATAATCATATATAGTAACCACATTACCCTTACCATCAACAGTCACCTTATACTTACCCTTAACAGTCTCTATTAACATAAACTCACCTTCTAACAATTTAATATTTACCTTAGGTCTACTCATCAAACTCATACCCTCCAGCCCCATATTTACCCTGGTTAACTTTCTTAAACTTCTCATAATTACCAATATAAACCTTAGTATCCTGAGGTAAATGTTTATAAACCGCACCTCTCCTATACCAATCCAGTAGATTACCAATACCAAAATTATAAGCTATAAGTCTATGATACGCAGTATCAGGTATACTGTAATAATCTAACATATCAGGTATCTTAACATTAATATACCAACACCCAACAGTATACCCCAAATCCGGTTTCAACATATCATCTAACTTATAATTAGTCATATGATACTCATTATAATCGTCAAGTGCCGGTTGTCTTATCTGCATACACCCATAAGCACCTTCATCTTTTCTAATCTTACTATAATCCCCAGAACATTCAGCCATAATAACAGCCTGTATATCCATATCCACCTCAGCCGAAAAACAGTTAGGTACCACTATAAGAGCTATAATAATTATAAACATACACCCTATAATATATTTCATAACATCTCCTTTATTGGGTAAGCTATAAATTCATAAACTGAACAAGCTAACCATCCAATTATAAATGATTTTGTACCTAGATTAAATACATCGCATATAAACAGTCCTATTGACGCAATTATTATAGAAATAATAAGGATAAGAATATATTTCATAACCTCTCCCTATCCTTAACAACCCTCTCCCAATCATATTTCCCAACATAATAACAATCAAACCCCGCATCCTGATTATTAGTAGCCGGGTCTACTATATGACCATAAAGGTTAACTCTATTATGTCTCCTCCCATCAATAAACCCTAACTCACCCACAAAATCCTTACCCGGTTCCAAGCCCGCATCTTTCATCTCCTGTATTATCAAACTCATCCTCTTAGCACAAGTCATCTCTTTAACTCCAGCAAACTGATACCACATTTCACTAGCCCTATCCTGCCATTTCTGCACAACATCTTCTTTCCCCACAAACCTACCCTGCACCACAACCGCATCACAACTATTAACACCTATACCAACACCCACACCAAACACCAAAACACTCATCATCACCAAAACTTTAAAATCCATATCCTCACCCCTCCTTAAATTCACCCAACAAACCCAAATTAACAAAACTCAACCAACCCAACAACACCAACCCAACACCAAACTCAACCCAACATCAATTTCCTAACAACATCATCAAACCTATCAACAGCATTACTAAGCTCCACATCCTGCACTTCAAACCCAACCTTAGCCAACACATCATTCACCACATTAAGATCTTTGTCACCCCACTGCACAGCTTCTTTCTGCACAACAGTTTCCAATTCAGCCATAATTTTCCTAACCGCCACATTAACCCTAAACCCTCTATAACCCTTATTATCACTAGACTTCATAACACCACACTCCTTTCTTAACTACCTTATCATTCCGATTATCACTAATTATACCATAGCTACAAACTAAAGTCAATAACAAAAACAAAAAAACAATAACAAAAACACAAATCAATAAAAATCAAACCCAACACACCTCATCATAACTCTTCTGGCAAATAATCCTTAGAACTAACTTTTTCCCTATGAATAGCAATATCATCATCACTCATAAAATGTAATTTAGTACTTATCTTAATTTCCAACTTAGACAACAACTTCTCCCTACTACTATATTTCTCATCACCCGGATACTTAATCAACATCTTAAAATTCTCATCATACAACACATGTAACCAATCCAGCCCTTTCTTACTATAGGTAACTTTCCTCAATTTCTTACTCCAGCTAACCATAAAAATCCTTTCTATTATGTGTCCAGAAGTTTATTTGATGCGTATTCACGTATCTTTAACTTAAACATCAGTTCCCTATATATATAATATATATAATATATAGCAAACATGTGTATTTTATGTGTCCATACGTGTTTTTTATAACTTTTTATATTCTTTATCATGTTTTTAACCTAAATGTACACATCAAATTTATTATAACTCATTTACTTTTATATATTTATATTATAGTTGGACACTCATTTTCAATGTGTCCACTATAATTAAATATATAAAAGATATAATATAATATATATATAATAGTGATTGTTGGACACATGGACAGTATGTCCAGAACATATCCAAACACATCCAACACATCACTAGAGTATAGTATATAATTATAATTCATTTTTGTATTTTATAAGACTGTAGTATTTAGTTTTAGAACCATATTTAAATATGATGTTTTCGTCCAGTAATTGCTTCAGGAGAGCATATAACAGACTTCTTGATATCTTACCCTTCTTAACCAATTCTTTCACTGTGAGGGTCTTATATTGGTTAAATAACTTAATAATATCAGCTATCCTTTCAGTATGCAGATTAACCACTTCATAATATAATGGGTCAGGTTCAATCATAAGTAACCTAGTACTCTCAATAATATCCCCATCACGTTGAGTATCGCATTTAAGTATCCTCTCTTTAGTATCCGGATCATCACCAAACTTTTCCAACCTGAAACAATGGTCTATATCAGCCAATAAATAAGCAGATCCAAAAGTATCTTTATCGGTTCTTTTATAATACTTCCCATTTTTATCTTTACCAGGCTTAGTAAGATGATGCACTGCAACTCTAGCACATCCACCCAAACTATCAGCTAACCAACTAAAAGTATTATTAAAATCATTAATAACATTATCATCTTTAAGACTACCATTAACCGCCTTATACAACGCATCCAATATAATCACATCCGGCACATTATCTCTATTTTCCTGCACTATCTGCTTAAGTTGTTCCTTACCTGTATCGGTATTAAACTTAAACTTAAAGTATATAAGAGTAATATTATCAGTATTAATCCCTATACCATTACTCATACACCTAAATCTTTCCTTAATTTTCCATAACTTAACTTCATTAAACATATACCACACTTTACAAGGTTTATTAATAGGGAAAGTTTTAAGGAAATCAACACCATTACTCAAACTACAACATAACTGCTGGCTAAACACAGTCTTGCCAACCTTCTCTTCAGCCACAAACAACACATAATCACCTTTGGACAATATACCTTCTATTATAGGAATTTTATTATCTTCATCAATATTAAGTATATCGTTACCTTTAATGTAGTTATATAGTTTAGACATAAAAAATCCCCTATCTTATTAAAAACAGTATTAGTTATTAAACAATATTAAGTCTTTTAAGACCATAATTAGCCGATATTCTAGAATTCTTAAGTATCTGCACAATCTTATCTGTACATTTACCATCAACAAAATCTTTAATATCTTTCATACTGATTTTAAGAAAAGACAGGAAATAAGCATCTTTTATCTTTTGGTAAGTTTTTTCATTTATTATTCTATACCCTCTATTATCTCTATCAATTTTACCAAACATACCCTTTCTTTCATAATGGTAAAACTTAGGTCTAGATATAGAACAATTAAGCTCTATGGTAAGCCTATCCATAACATCTTGAACAGTCATCTATTAATCCTCCTATTATTGCACAGGGAAGGCAACAACCTTGTCACTAACTATATCATAACTATAACATAAAGTCAACAAAAAAATATAATCTATTATCTATCCTTAACACCTTCAACCACTAAACACAATACTAAACATATTATAAGAAAACTTAACATGATTACTCCTTTACTTATACTTATACTTAATTAATTAATCACTTAACCACAAAACAATATACTAAATATCAACCCTAAAGAAAAAACCACTCCTAATATCAATCTAATAAACAAATTATCAGACAACACACAAGCCACTATACTACTAACCATAACAGCCGGAACAAACCCAAACAACACAATAACAACACTATAACAATCAACACAAGTATTATCCATCATTTCTCCCTTCTTTTGCAAACATTTTCCATAACCTTATAATAAATAGCATACAATTGTTTCTTACTCTTACCCCTTAACCCTTTCCAATGCGGATACATTTTATTTAACTGCCTTAACAACTCCCATTTACTACTAGGCACATAATAATCCCTAAACTTATACATGATACCTCCCATACATATATCATTTAACCCTCATAACTGCCCCACACAGCCACTTTCTACCTCAATACACATAAACATATCCATTTTCAATAAAAACACCGTCATGCCCCAATTCCTGCATTATTTCAACCAAACTATAACCCCATGCATACAAATTATTTGCCCTCACTTCCAACTCATCATAATCAATATTAAGTAACTGCATTATCCCCCCCTTATATTGTTATCAAACAACTATAATATCATCTACCAACATTCAACACATTATCAAGATATCTATTTTCTAATTCCTTCTCAACATAGAAAAACTCATTATGTAATGGAAACCCAAAAAAACAAAGCTGTTTCAAACAATCTCTAATTTTAAACATATCATTTAAACTTCTACTTTCAAACAATTTATTATAATCCATAACAAACCCCCTTCTCATTCACATCAAATTAATCATTTAACCAACTTCTCCAAATTATCTAACACTTTATCAATAGTATCAACTATATGCGGAAACAAAAGTTCTCCGTGCCTATCGTAACAATCATCTTTCAACCCCTTCATTAACTCTATATGTTCGTTATTACTCATGACAGCCCCCTATTAAAACTCTATAACATGTAAGTTATTAATATTTAGGTTATTATCCATAATATGACTGTAAGCCTCTTCCTCGTCTTTAAATCTTAAATAATCCCCATCATTCCCCATCATATAATCCCAACTACAAGAACATTTACCATTATTAATTGCTATTACATACATAACAAACCCCCTTTATTAACAAGTTAAATATATCCATTCTCTTCCATTCTCCTGGCTTCCCTGAGCGTAAACACGTTATTATCCACGATCTTTCTAAGCTGTACTAAACTCATATCACTTAAATAATAATAATAGTCTTTCGTTAGCTCCTCAATTATATCTTCTCTAGCTGTCTCTATTAATATATCGTTTTGTTTATGTGACATAATAATACCCCTTTTTTATTAAACAAAATAATGTTCATTTTCATAGTTATGGTCAATAAAATCAAAATAGCTATCTTTATAACCATAATCAGTTAATGTTTTAATTTGTTTGTTTGCTTGATATTCATTATCCCAAGCGGAATGTTTACTTCCATCTTTTAAAAATACTATACACTTCATTTTATCCCCCTTCCATAGGTTATTAATAATTATTTACTCCAATCATACTTTTGCCCCTTTAATAGTTCAAGAGTATCTTTTATATCTTTTCTTGTGTATTGAGCATCATATATAAATGCTAAAACAAAATACAAACCTTGCTCTTTTAATATATTTTCCAAAACATCTATTGTCCTATATAGTTCACCTTTTCGAGTTGCTCCCATTTAAACCACCTTCCAATCATACTTTTGTCCCTCTAATATCTCCATATCGTCACAAATACGAGATATAACACCATCAAGACTGATTGCCTGACCCGTTGTAGTTCTACCCCAATAATAGTTATTACCCCATTCAAGCACTGGTTGACCTTGTTCTCTTAGCTTTTCATATAAATAACTTGTAACTATCCACCATTCAAAGATTTCTTGTGGTTCATCCGTTAAATGATCTATTGTACTATCGCAAGAGGTACAAATATATTCATTATCTTGAATATGTGTAATATACTCTTCTTGTTCCCCGCATTCAGGGCAAACTTGACAATAAAGGTTTTCTATGTCTTCTTCATTAATAACACCCGAATTTAAAACATCTTGCATTTCATAACTAAAACAAGTTAACACCTCACGCCTAACAAACTTGTCCTTAATTTCTTGATTAACTACGCTGTTATGATCTTTCTTTAAATTCTTTGTTTCTTTTGTCTTTTCCATTTTACCTCTCCTTTATTTTGTTATTTATTAAACATTCCCCGCATAAATATTAACTATTTCTTTCGCCTTCTTTTCAGTCCATGTGTAGATAAAAGTTTCCATCACTCTTGTTTTGCCGTTGTTGTATTGATATTCTATTATGCAAGGTATTGCATAATTACCGTAGCTTGAGTTACTTTTACGGATATCATTAAATACTTGTTTTATTGTTTCCTTCATTTTACACCCCTTTTGTTATTTAATTAATCACACATTATCGCAACTACAACCATAATAAGTATATCACAACTACAACCAAAGTCAAGCAAAACAATAAAAAAAAGTGCCATAAAAAAACAAAAAATAAAAAATCATATAACCCAGGTTTCATCAATGTTTCAGCTCATCAACCATTACTAAAACTGTCAATCATCTTGACAAATATAAATAATTATTATTATCATGACTACATGCCAAGAAAAAAACTATCAACAAAAAATAAAATGTTTGCCAAAAATCTTATCAAATACCATGGCAACGCAACCGAAGCATATCTCGAAACATACCCAAATTCCGGCATCAACTCAGCCCATGCCAACGCATCTAGACTATTGGCTCAAAAGCCCGAAATACTTGACATAGTTAAACAAGTAGCAGATAACAACGGTGTCACTCTAGATAAACTAACAAAGAAACTAAAACAAAAGTTAGATAGTAAGAAATCGATAGTTATTGATAGAGAAATTCAATATGTAGATGACAATACAAATCAATTAAAAGCAGTTGAATTAGGCTTAAAAATACAAGGTGCGTTGGATGATTCGACCAAAATACAAAATAATACGGTTAATATTACCCATAATCAATCAATAATTGTTGAGAAAATACAAAGCAACATGGAGCGTATGTTTGAGATAATGGACTCGAGACGTGATAAGCTGAATAAAAAGGAAGATATATCCACAACTTATGCACATGTTGAGGAAAACCCCAATGAACCAGCCGAATAATCCCTTATATAGGAATTAATATTAATATATATACCTATATATATAAGTAAAAGTGGGGGTAGGGGGTGGGGGTAAGTTTTGGGTTGGTAGTCTCCCAAATTTTTACAGAAATTTTAAATGTGCAGGATTAAGTATAATAAAAAGTTAGGTAATGATTAGTGTAATGATAATGGAAATGGCAACAATAATGATAAATATGTAAAAAGGAGCAGCAATAATATGTCTGAAATAGCAAATCCTGCAATAAAGAAGATACCCTATAGACCAATAACACTACTAAAATTAGGTGAACTAATAGATAAATGTCAGTATAAAAGTGGTTATGAGATGGCATGTTATTTAATGGCAGATAATGGGTTATTGATATTGCAAAAAGAGGGTGATGGTGAGATTGATACTACTAATGTAACTGATATTAATGAACCAACTGGAACCACTAATCAGGTACCACAAAATGACTAACACTTCCACAACACTGATGCCTACTGGTGCAGATCGTCTTGCAATAGATCCTCTAGCTTGGGGTTACATATTCATAGCTGACCATTTCAGACAAAATTTCCCTGATTTTCATCTTGAACTTATGGATGCTGCTATGCAACATCGTAAACTTGCTATAGTAGCACCACGTGAACATGCAAAAAGTGAGCTTTTATCGTTTCTATACCCACTCCATGCGATATGTTTCAGTAGAAAACGGTTTATTGTGATGTTTAGTAGTACTAAAGATATGGCAGCGTCACATTATTCTGCTATACGTATACAACTTGAAACTAACGAACTTATACATGCGTATCATGGTAAACCTACGTTTAAGAAACTCACATCTTCTGAAATGATATTCCAGTTTCCTGATAAGAAACCTATACGTATTGATACCTATGGTGCTGAACAGATGGAATCTATACGTGGACTTAAACATGACGGGTATCGACCTGACCTAATAATACTAGATGACGTAGAGTTTCAGGAACTGGTAGATTCTCCTGACCGTAGACGTAAACTTAAACAATCTTTTGACGAAGCTCTTATACCTGCAGGTGATAGAGAATATTGTCAATACATCGCTATCGGTACTATGCTGCATTTCGACGCTCTCATAGCTAAACTGGTAAATAAAGATACTTACCCTGATTGGTACAAAATGTTTTATAAAACTTCTGTAGAAAACCCGTTATGGTCTGACCGAATATCTTCTAAATATTTAGCTACTGTTAAACGTAATAACCCTATAGTGTACGCTAAAGAGTATCAGAACAATCCTATAAGTGGTGAATTGGCTAGGTTTAAACCTGACAACTTCAGGTACTATACCGACCAGTCTACCCATTACACTTTGTTAGGTACTAACTCAGAAAAAATAGCTACTTATCCATATACCGATTGTTACCCAGCTATAGCTTGTGATCTAGCGTTATCTGAACGTAAAACTGCCGATATGTCAGTGATACTGTCGCTCCTACTAGACCCAGACAACAACTATCTAGTATATTCCTATATTGCCGAACGGGGTATGCGACCTGAACGGTTAGCACATATACTGTTTAATCAAGTTAACTATCTAACTAAACTTACCGGTACACGTCCATATGTAGGATTTGAAAAAGCTAATATCGAACGTATCCGTAAAGAATTCTTGCAACGTGAAATGCGTAGACGTGATGAATTTTTTATTATTAAACCTATAGAATGGAAAAACGATAAAATCGCTCGTATAGAACTTGCACTTGAACATCTGTATGCTAACCATGTAATATACCATAGACATAACATGACTGAACTAGAAGACCAACTCATACAGTTTCCGTTTGCATCTCATGACGATATACCTGACGCTTTACAAGGTGCTACTCAAATACTTAAATATGCTAAAAGACGTACTGCCACTTCAACTAAACCATCTTCCGACGATCCTATGTTTGATTGGGTACGTAACAACATGTTACCTGCAACTAAAAATAAAAGTAGCCATAAAAAAAACGCATTATTTAATTTTCATAACAACCCTTCAAACCCCTATGAAATCAAAGCTAAAAAGTCTTTTATGTCAAGATAATTAACAAAATATTTTTAACTTAACTTGACTTGATAATAAATTTAATGTTATAAGGAAATTAATACTAATTAATTTTAAGGAGTTTTGAATGGCTAAAAAAGAAATTTCCCAAAAACGGTTAACTAAACTATTCAATGAAATCCGTATGGCTACCGCGTTTAACGAACAAGAACTTCAACCAGTGATTAGAGAATCTATTAACCGATATACCAACAAATTCAGACCTTCTATTGGATATAACTGGCGAGTGTTTATTAACGAGTTTTATCCCATAATACAGTTTAATCTACCTAACACGTTCCTGAACACTCCACGTGCGTTTCTTAAACCTAAACATAAATATTTTATCGCTACTAAACGTGATCCTGTAACGGGTAAACGTCAACAGATGCAACTAGATTCTACCAAATCCGCTAAAACTCAAGAAGCTATTATTAATTACCGACTACCTGAAATGCGGTATAAACAAGAAGTTAAGAAATGTGTTATGGACGCACTTATGTTTCCACATGCAGTGTTATGGCATGGATATAAAGGTGATTTCGGGATGACTAACGAAAACGAAATGTATATACGTAACGAAAAAACGTTTGTTAAACATCTGTTTCCATTAGAGTTCATCAAAGATCCTACTGTACCGTTTACCGAACTGGAATCAGCTCAATGGGTTGGTCGTATAATAGATATACCTTATGACGATTTTGTTGAAATGAACGATGTGTTGAATATAGATAAGAAAAATAATGTTAAAACGTTTAAAGGGTATGGTACCGAAATCGGGTCACAATACGCTATAACTAACGGTGCTGATAAAGCTACGTTATCTAAATATATGAAACCTATACTATCGTATGCCGATAAAAGTTTCCAAAACTCTACCTCTTCTGATTATGTGAGATGTTATGAAATATACCTCCGTCCCACTAGTAAACAACAACGACAAAACGTACCGGGTAAAATACTTTTATTAACTGAATCGCAACCTACTCCCTTAAGAGAATCCGATTGGTCAATAAAAGCTGAAGGGTTCCCCTCACAAATATTGCAGTTCAACCCTGTACCCGGTACTTACTTATCAATGACAGATATCGATACTTATAAAGATGCAGTTGACCAGAAAAACGCTATCATTAATCTACAACTCCGTAACGCTACCGAAAATTCTAAAGTTTGGGTTGCTATCGCTGCACAAGGTATAGATTCTGAAGAAGATATAGAAAAGATTACTGTAGGTGACCAAACTATACTTATGTTTAAAGATACCGATAACATTAACGGTAAAATGTCTCTAGCGTCTCCTAGCGGTATGGCGTCTAGTGAACTATACATTATAGATACACGTGTGCAACGTAATATAGAGAATCTGTCTGGAGTGAGTGATTTGAAGAAAGGATTCCTCCAATCAGGTGAAGAATCTGCTACTTCAGTACGTATACGTAACGCAGGGTCTAGTGCCAGACCAGCTTACCGGCAAGACATCATGAGTGACTTCTTACGTGATTCCATACATTACCTACTTCAACTAGAAAAACAATATACAACTGTTAAAGACGCTGTACGTATTGTCGGTACACTAGATATTCAATGGTCTGATAAACCTACTAAAGAAGATATACAAGCTGATGTTGATGTTGAAATAGACGTGGTTAGTATGTTACCTGAAGATCCTGAACGGGAACTGCGTAACCTCCGTGAAACTCTTATACTGTTCTCACAAGCAGTCCAGTCACCACAGATAATGCAGAAAATTAATCAAGAAGGTAATACACTTAACCTATCACCACTTATACAACAAATACTTATGCGGATGAAACTTAAAGACCCTGATATATTCAGGTCTATCGAACCACAAGAATCTATGGGATACGCTTCTATCCAACAACTACGTGAAGCTGAACAGAATATCGTCAGCACAATATCTCAAGGTCAAATAGCTGTTATGCCTAACGAATCAGACGATCATAGAGTTAAACTGGAAATATATAGTGTGTTTAATCAGTTACTTCAAGCGTTACAACAGAAATCTAACGCTCTTGAACAACTTATAGTAATGCAACAATCTTTAATGGAAGAGATGCAATCTAAAGAAGGTGCTGCTAACTCTCCAGTTAAAATAGGGTCAAATAACAATGTGGTTTCAATCTAAAAAGGTTAGAAATATAGACGCTAGACTTAAAAAAGTTGAGTTACAAATACAAACTATAACTAAAATAATATTACAGGAGAAACAAAAATATGGTACTCATAAAAATGTCAAACAAGAAAGCTAAACGAGGTAATAACCATAACATAATAGTACGTAACTACGAACATTATAACAAAGCGTTTAAACAATGGGATTCTCATCAAGGTAAATATATATCGTCTAAAGCTCATTACCAACAAGAACTCGATAGGCAAGGTATGATAACTGAAAAAGAAGCTGATAGGTTAGGACTTAATACCGGTCCTAAACGTAAAGATTACAAAATAACTCAAGATACTGTAGAGTTAATTAATTCAGTTGCACAAACTGCGGATAAACATGGTAACGTTAAACCTAGTGATAGAGCTATAGATAGACTGAACAAAAATAAACCTAAATATAACCATGACGCGTTACCTAAACATTACCAAGATAAAGGCGGGTTTGATTAATGAGATTCTTTACTGTACCTGACATATACAATCAACCGATAATGGTTAATATAGACCATATAGAATCATTAACATATAACGAAGAAGATTACAACATAATTAACATTAATCTCTCCAGCACAAGAACCATACAAACCAGTATGCCTAGAGAAATATTAGTTGGTATGATTAATCGTGTAAGCACTAAACCAGAAACCGTTACAACACATACAGAGTTTGCTGGATAAATTTACCAATACTAATCTTAACATAACGTTAAGAAGTAAGTAAACTAAACTAAGGAGTGAAACAAAATGAGAACTATACAAGAAGCGTTAGCAGAAAGAGGTATCACGGCTGAGGAAGCTGCTAGTCAGGTTAAGTCACAGCAGCTTAATTCACATAACATTACATCTACAACTGTTGATGGTAATGATGCTGATACCAAAACTGATACCAAAACTGATACCAACACAAATACCAACATCGACACCAACACCGACATAGTAACTAGAGTAATGCAACATAAACCAGAAATGACCAACATTGAAAGTGATAGTCAACCAGTAGATGACAATACTGACACTACCACCAAATTCAATGTTAACGATATAGAAAACATAAAAGATCCTGTTGCAAAGAAGTATGCTGAAGAAGCATATAAATCTTTCGAAAAAGGGTACCAAAAAAAGTTTCAAGAACTTGCACAAGAACGTAAGTTACTTGAACAAAAACTGTCTGCTAGTGAATCTTGGACACCGGAGAAAGTACAGTCATTACTTTCTAACCAAGACTTTATACAAGCTTCACAACAAATACTGCAGTCACAGAACCCAACTGATGGCGAGATGAGCGATCAGGAATGGTCTGCGTTAAGTGATAAAGAAAAGAACGAGTTTAAGTCTATGCAACGTGAGTTGAAAGAAATGAAACAGTATAACCAGCGTATACAAATGGAACAACAACTTAACCAACAAGTTACTGAACTACAACAGAAATACGCTAGTTTCGATAAAGATAAAGTACTCGGTCTACTTAACGATATTAACGCAGGTAAGTTCAGTGCTACGTTAGAACATATTCATAAAGTTTCTGATTATGAAGATGCAATCAGACGTGCATACAAAATGGGTCGTGAAGATAGAAAACTTGAGATAACAGAAAAGTCCGAAATATCTATGCCTGTAGACGGTATTCGTATACAACCTAACACAGAAACTACAATACAACGTCAAGAAAACGAATCGTCTAAACAGTTTTTAATGCGTAGACTTAAAGAACGGATGCAAGAAAAACAAAACAAAAAATAATTAATAATTAAAGTAAAGGAGAAATATAATGAGTGCAACGACAATGACTTCACCTTACAGTATACCAACTACTTTAGATGAATGGACACTTACAGCGTCTATGGCAGATTATCAAGGTACACTTGTAGATAACGTGTATAATTCTAACGTGTTGTTAGGTATACTTAAGGGAAATAAAGAAATTATAGATGGAGGTAACTCTATCGTGGTGCAACTTCTTAAAGAAGAACAAGATGATGGAGGATTCTATCTAGGAGCTGACACACTTAACACTACACAAGGTAACTATATTACCCATTGTGAGTATAAGTGGCAGAACCTTTACGAACCTATTGTTATCCATCGTGACGAAGAAAGACAGAACAGTGGTGCTAACCATAAAACCATAGACTTAGTAGCTTCTAAAACTATGTCTAGTGAAAAAGCTATAGCTAAACGGTTAGAACAAGCTCTTTCTATACCAGTAGGTGCAGCTGGTAACTTAATCGACCTGGACACATTAGTAGACACAGGTACGTTAGGTTCTATTGCAGGTGCAACTTACACGTTCTGGCAAGCTACTGAAACTACTTCAGGTTCGTTTGCTACACAAGGGTTATCTGATATGACCACAGCTACATATGCAGTTAGTGGTGCAGCTGATGAAGAAAACCCTAACATATACATAACGAACAAAACTATATTCCAGAAGTTCGAACAGACTCGTTTACCTTTAGAACGTATCCAGAACCGTGACTTAACTGCAAACGCAGGGTTCAAGAACTTAACGTTTAAAGGTGTACCGGTAGTGTATGGTAACTATATCGGGTCAGGTAAACTTTATGGTATTAACACTAACTATACTTACTTAGCTGTTGATAGTATAACTGATTTTGCTATGACAGAGTTTAAGTCACCTGTTAACCAAACAATTAAAGTTGCTTATATCTTGTTTAGAGGTAACTTGGTTACTAATAACAGACGTAGAAACTTTAAATTACAGAGTATTACTTAATAAGGAGGTAAATCATGGGTTCTGTAACACCTAGTAGTGTATCTAGAGAAAATTTAGGATCAGTGAACCTTCTTATATGTCCGTTTGCTAATACTGTAGATGACGGTGACACTTGGGCTAGCGGTCTTACCACAGTCAGAGGTTATTGGGCTAATGGTACTGAAGACCCTACTACTCAAGCTCATGTCGGAGTGGATGTTAGCGAAAGTTCAGGAACGTTCACGTTCTATATCGGAGAAGATAATAAAGCGTTTACGTTATACGTTTTATGTACAGAGTAACATACTAAATCCTGGTGGCTGGGCTGGTAACTTGTAGTTATTTGACCCAGCAGAGGATAACAAAAAGGAGAAATAATAATGGCTTATTCAACAAGTTCAAGATTACCGTTTGGTGTTGTCGGTGTACCTCAAGTTGGCGGTGCATTTGATAAGTTCCAGATGGACGCTACACCTAAATACAATTTAGGGTTCAAAGTAGAATCTGCAGACGGTAAAGTTTACCGATACTCTCATTTCGGTGATGATGTTAATAGAGGAGTTCTAGTAGCACAAGATTTATCTGAATCTTCAGTAGTAGATACTGATAACGCTATCATAGATTCAGCTTCTGCAGTTACCACTACTGACGGGTTAATTAAAAGTAAATATGTTCAGTTAACTTTAGCTTCTATCACTGCAGGTCAGTTAGCAGGTGGAGTATTTATCACAACAGACGATGCTGGTGAAGGATACACTTATGATATCGTGGGTAACACTGCTACTAACGATCCTGCTACTGGAGATATCCGTATCGAGTTAGCACAACCGTTACAAGTAGCTGTAACAAGTGCAACTGATTTCTGTATTATGGGTAACCAATACAGTAACTTAGAAATAGCTACTACTACTGATGCAGGTATAGCTGGAGTAACTTGTGCTACTATGGACGTATCTGAAGCCGCATGGGGTTGGATACAAACTAAAGGTAGAGTAGGTATACTTCAAGACGGTACTATTGCTGTTGGTGGTATAGTAACTTTATCTGACGGTACTAGCGGTGCAGTACAAGCACTTGCTGGTGGCGGAACTGACGTTACTGACGTTATATCAGAACCTATTGTAGGGTTCTGTACAGTAGCTGGAGATACCGGAGGACATGGCGGGTTTGTGATTAACCTGGAATAACAACAAAACTTGTTAGTAATAACAAACATAGTTAGAGTGTGTTGCTCTAACAACCCGAAAAAACAGAGGAATAAAACTTATGGCAAAGATTTTAGTAGGTATAGCAATGTGGCAACCACACAAACTCTTCTTAGAGTCTTTGCCTAAGTTTTATTCACAAATTAAACATAACCATGACGTGGAAATATACGTATGTTCAGGTATGCCGTTAGTAGACGCACAAAACGAGTTTGCAGAATATATGCTCAATAACGACCATGAGTATTTGTTAACTTTAGAAGACGATCATTGGGGACACACACCTGAAATGTTGGAATCGTTACTCAACGCTAACACTTATATGTGTGGTATAAGATATTATTCACGTCATCCGTTTTATATGTGTACGTTAATGAAATATAGTGATTGTAAAGGTAAGTCTATTAATAAACGATACGTTGATTTTCCATTAGATACTAAAGGTTACCATGAATGTGATTTAGTACCATTTGGCATGACGTTAATTAAACGTGAACTGTTTACTGACGTGTTAGATAAACCTTATTTCAGGCTTAACCATATATACGATCCAATAGAAGGCGAATATTATACTTATGGTACTGACCGTAATTTCTGTGATCGTATGATACAGAAAGGTATATATCCTGTAGGTTGTTTTGACCATACGTTAACACATGACGATATAAATGATAAAACTATTTGGTTCTATAGATGTGAAACTATGAAGTTATATAAAGGGTTTTCAGATAGATGTAAAGTGTTAAGACGTAAAGGTAAAAAACAACCTAAGTTTCATCTATATTATCAAAAACATAAACATGAGGTAGACGAATGCGTAAAATCTTATTTATAGGGTCGTTCCCAACTAACGCATCTAATTTAGGTGACCAGGCACAAACCTGGTCTATACTGAACTATCTACATAACAATTTTTCAGATTATCAGTTACATCAGTTCTACCGTACTGAACTTAATACTGACAGGTACAAAGACATAACATCCACTGTCAATGAAGACGATATTATAATCATATCAAGTAGCGGAGATTTCGGGTCACGATACAAAGGGTGGCATAATACTGCCAGACCCAGTATAATCCAACAGTTTAGTAATAACCAAATAATACAACTACCAACCACAGTGTATTATGATAACAGTGCATATGCCGAATCGTTACTTAAACAAGACAAAACTATATACAACAATAACAACATAACAATATTGTGTCGTGAACCTGTAAGTGAATCTATAGCGTCTACACATTTCAGTTGTAACGTTAAGTTCTTCCCGGACTTTGCTTTCTACATACAACCTGAAACTTACGTAACTGAAACCAAAAACAACATATTACTTAACTTACGTAATGACGGTGAACGAGCGATATCTAAAGAATATACTAACACGTTATCTAAACTAACTAATACCACTCCAATTAACATACATACTTTACCTTATAACGTGGTACCTGACGTACGTGACAAAACGTTCAGTAACTTATTTAAAACTTACCAATCATATAACTTAATCATAACAGACCAGATGCATAGTATGATATTTGCTATTATTAACAATATACCTTGTATAGCTATAGATGACGCTATACCACATAAACTGTCAGGATACAAGTCAGTTACTAAAAACGCAGTTAAGTATTTAGATTTAAACATTAACCAATCTATACCAGAATTAATCACACAAACAGTAACTGAATATGAACAAATATCTTTCAAACATTATTTCGACACTTTCAGGAGTATGATAAAATGACCGGTATAAGACCAGAATATAAAAGTAGATGGGAAACGTATAGTTACCGTAACCATACGCCAGACGATCGTATTGATCCGGTATCTCTAGTAGGTGGTGATTTAGATAATGTATCTAAACGTCAACTAGAAATGGTACAAAGTGTAGGACTCAAACCTACACATAAATATCTAGATATAGGTTGTGGTTGTGTTAGAGGTGGTAGGTTAATAGAAAAATATTTAGATGAAGGTAACTATTGGGGATTAGACATATCAGAAACTTTGTTAGAAGAAGGTAAGAAACATGTTAAATGTCCCGACCAGCTTATACAAGTAACTGATTATGAGTATACTAAATACGTATCGTTAAAGTTTGATTACATAGTGCTATTCAGCGTGTTTACACATATATATGAAGACGATATAGTTAACGTGCTTAATGGGATTAAACCTTTAACCACACCAACTACTATAACAGCACCTAGCGTACTGTTAATGTCTGAAGATAACGAACGTGATGCGTTAGGTAACGTAGACAAGATAGTTTACAAACAATCTTGTATAGAAAGAATATTCAATAGTTGTGGATATGATTATAAGTTATATTCATTTCCTATAACTAACACTAGAAAACATACATGGTATTTACTTAACTATGACAAATGACGAATTATATAACTTAATTAAAAACAGACGTAGTTACCGTAGATGGACTTATAAGAAGGTACCTACAAACATACTTAACCGTATAGCTGAATGTGGTGTGTATGCACCGTCAGGTGCCAACACTCAGAAAGTTAAGATACAGATAGTAACTGATCCGGAAACTATAGAAAACATATGTAAGAACACTTCTGATTGGTTTTATAAAAGTTACCCTACAAGTATACTAACAGTGTATTTTGACCTTAACGTTAAAGATACTTTAAAATTAAACTATTTAACACCACATAAATATTGGTCTAGACTAATATGGCAAGACAGTGCGTCTTCTATGACTAACATGATGTTAATGGCAGAAGCTTATGAACTTAAAACGTGTTGGGTATCTGTCAGACCCGATACTAACAACAAATACGAACAAAACATACGTGAGATACTTGATATACCAGACAACTATATAATAACTAGTTTCCTGTTTATAGGATACAGTGACGATAAGATAGATTACGAAACGTTTATTCATCAAGGTAAAAAGATTAAACGTGATTTAGATAACATAATTAAGGAGGAAAATAAATGAGTATGAATTTAATGATTGATACTGTGAGGTTAGCTGCAGACGGTGCAGTGGGTGTGAGTGGTAAACCTATGAGAATTTATTGGATACATTTAGTGTCTGGTGCTACAGCTTCTACTACTAGTTTAAAAAACGGTACTAGTACTGCTGGTACTGCTTATTGTCAAGTAGATGGTAAAGCTAACGAAGGTGTGTTGCTTAATTTTGCTGGTGGTATGCGGTTTCCAGACGGTTGTTTTATGGATACTGATGCTAATATAAGTTATGCAACTATAGGTTGTACAAGGGAATTTTAAGGAGGAGTTATGATAGGTATATCACCAGTAACGCCAACGGCACCTGCACTAAATTTTGCACAAAAAGAAAGAGATTTCAGTTCACCGTCTATTTGGGATCATCTGTTACAAGATAATGGTGATGATTTACTTAAAGACGATGGAGATTATTTATTAAAAGATTAATAAGGAGATAAAATATGGCTGATTCAAAATTTGGAGGTTTAACAGAAGCCACTGCTTTAAACTCAACAGATGAGTTTTGTTTGTCGCTTACAGGTTCTAATGGTAGTAGAAAGATAACTACTACTAATTTATTCGGTACAATACCAGTAGCGGTAACTATGGGTAGTGCTACTGTGGATAGTGGTACTTTTACCATGATTAAAGGAGCACAAACAGGAGATCCACAGGTACAGTTTGCTTTAAGTGCAGATGCTTTAGGTAACTTCTCCACTACTGCTGATACAGGAGAAATACAACTTAATGCTAAGACAAATATAAGACTATATAATGATAGTGTTAATTATGCTACATTAGCAGGTGGTGACTTTTATTTAGGTACTTCTGCTGTTGATACTGGTAGTTTTGTTATGATTAAGGGTGCCCAGACAGGTGATCCACAGTTCAGTATCAGTCTTAGTGCAGATGCTAATGGTGACACTACATTTGTTGCTGATACTGGTGACGTTATAATGGAAGCTGGTAGTGGCAGAAACTATGGTGTAGTTAATGGTACTTTTGTAGCAGGTAGTTATAACGGCGATTTCAATATTATACATACCACCACTAAAGCCACATTATATATGGATACTTATGATGCTGGTACTGAAGGCAGTAGATTATATTTTCAACGATCAGATTCAGATACTTGCGGTACTCTTGCACAGACAGATTCAGGAGACATTTTAGGTGACATAAACTGGTTAGGTGTAACTACCGGATCAGCTAGAGGGTTAGGTGCAATAATCAGAGCTACACAAGACGGTACGTCTGGCGGTACTTATGTTCCAACTAACCTTGAACTTAGGACACATTCTGATAGTGCGGCTAATAGTAATCAGTTAGTGTTACACAATGATGGTAAAGTATGTATAGGTGATGATGGTACATATTCTACTGGTGACTTTAATGTATTAAAAGGTGGTGGCGGTGGAGTAGATGTAGCTTTTGATAGTTATGATTCTACTCCGGGTGACGATACTACAATATTTTTAAGACACTCAAAATCTTCAACATTAGGTACTAAAACACGAACTATTGATGGAGACGGATTAGGTAAAATTATCTGGCAAGGTGTAAGTGCAGGTGGAGCGTTTATAGATAGTTTTTCCATGAAAGTATTACAAGACGGTGCAACAGATACTTATGCACCTAGTAACCTTATTTTAGAAACTTATTCTGATACTGCACTTAATAGCAACCAGTTAGTACTAGATAGCAATGGTGACGTTTATGGTCATACATCAGCTATATCTAACCAACATAAAGAAATAGGTATACTCCTAGACGAACTAACGTCTCCAGTAGCAATAGTAGGGTTTACTGGTACAGGTGCAGATACCGCAACTGAATCAGGTTATGAGAGTGGAGCTGGTCGTACATGGACATACTCAGGCGGGTTAGCTACTGACAAGATATTTAAAGGACAGACCTATGTGTATAGTTTTGATGGTACTGACAGTTACTTATCCACACCTGATACGGCTGATATGAGTTTTGATGATAGTGGTGCTAATCCTGTTTCGATGGGTGGTTGGGTACAAGTAACTGATGGTGGTGTACAAACCATAATATCTAAATGGGATGAAACTACAGGTTCTGAACTCAGAGAATGGATGTTTTTATTAGCTAGTACCGAAAAACTAAATATCTTATTATACGATGAATCAGCAAATGTACAATGTTCTTCTATAACAGACGCAGCATTATCATTAGGTTGGCATCATGTAGTTGTCGTATATGACAGTACAGGTGGTGCTACTGCTGCTAATGGTATAACTTTTTATGTAGATGGTGTAGCAGTAGCAAGTACACCGACTAATAATGGTAGTTATGTGGCTATGGAGAATACTGCGTCATTACCTTTTGTTGGTGCTATAACAGGTACTAGCGGTTCGAATAATTATGAATTTGCTGGCGACATGGGCAGACTATTCGTAACCCCAGAAGAACTAAGTGCAGCTACTGTATGGAAACTGTATGAAAAAACTAGAGGGTTCTATAACGTATAAAGGAGACTAATCATGGCAAGAACAGGTAAAAAAGGCGATTGTGGCGGTACACCAAGAGTAGGTAAAAAAGGCGACTCCAAACCATCTAGAGGTGGTAGAGGTCGTAGAGGAAAATAAAGTATTAAATTAAAGAAAGGATTAAATCATGCCAAGTTATATAAGTAAAGGTGGTAACTGGACGATGGTAGCTAAAGATAAGAAAGCAGAATATAAAGACGAACCTAAAACAGTTAAACCAGAAATTAAAGTTGAAACGGTAAAGGTAGAAGAAATTAAACCAGAACAACCTAAACTAACTAAACCTAAACGTAAACGTAGAACTAAGAAACAGATAGAAGAAGATAAGTTAAAAGAAAAATCCAACACTAATTCTAACCAGTAAGTTACTGGAGATAAGTGTTAAGTAACTTAAGTAACTAAAGTAAAGGAGTTAAACCATGAGTCCAAGATTCATATCAGACGAAGGAATATTTGTACCAGCAAAAGAGAAAGTAGCGTTAGAACGTGTTAATGAAGAAACAGGAGAGGTAGAACCGTATATCTATGAAGGTCCTGATCGTGCAGCATTACAAATGCTTAAAGAACTAGACTTAGAAGAACAAGGGTATATGGGTCAACATTTCAGTGAAAATTTAGAACTGTTTGAACTTGCACGTATGCGAGGATACAATTCAGTTGAAGAATATGTTGAACGGTTAGGGTACAACTCAAATAAAGCTAAAGAACTAGCAGCTAAATATAAAGAAAAATATTATACTCATAGACCGCCAGTTAAAGTTAAAGGTAAAAAGTTTAAAGGCGGTGGTGTTAACACTGCCGGTACTGGTGGTGACCGTGAAGGTGGGTTTGGTGAGTTACCTGAAGAGTAAAGGATAAAGGATAAAACATGGCTAACAAAACTGCAACAACAACTGCAACTTTAATAGTACCTTCAAACGCTAAACGTGTGAGTATTATCATGGAAAACGAAGGTGCTAGTGACGTGTATATTGGTAAAGACAACACTGTAACTGCAGCTAACGGAGTTAAGATGGTAGTTGAAGGTACGTTCACTGAAGATGGTGCAGGTACGCCAGTATATAAAGGTGACATATACGGTATAACCAGTGCAGGTACAGCAGACGTAAGGTACTGGGAACGGGAGGCTAACCACTAATGGGTATATTGCTTAACAATAGTTTAACTAAATCAGAAGGTGATGACAGGTACCTAAAACTGGACTGTTCTAACGATCCTTTAACTAATCCTTTAGATTTACCATGTATATATAATTCATTAGGCGATTTAAAACTAATGCCCGATATACAAGGTGATATTGTTTTGTTTGGTGATACTGATACAGCAGGTGACGGCAAAAAACTTACTATATATCGTAAAAGTGCAGCTGGTGTAGGTGATATTAACTTAGATATTTATTGTGCATCTGACGAAGATTTTCAAATCCATAGTTCATGGGATTTAGATATAACAGCAGATGCTTTAATGTATATAACAGCCGATTCGACTAGCATAGACGCAACTGTCGGGTTCTTTAGATTAAGCCCTAGTGCAACAGCAGATATAGACTGTTTCAGTGAAGCTGATGTAGCTAACGCATCTGACGGTAAATCGTTCTATATCCATCGTAAAGCTGCAGAAGGCGACACATATTTCCAGATATATGGAGATGATGATGCGCAAACAGGTATCTTAGATTATAGTGGTGGTGATATTTCGTTTGTAGATACTAACCTATACACAACAGGACTGTTAGGTATAGGCAGTATATACGGTGCTAATCAACGCATGACTTTAACTTTAGAGGCAACTGATACGCATGGGATCTTAATTGACGGTGCGACAACTGACTCGACAGCTACAGGCACAACTTACGGTACACATCTTGACAAAGACATAAACTCAGCTAGTGGTACGCATATAGGTCATAAAGTAGATTTAGATTTTGCTACTACTAGCGGTATAGGTAACTTAGGTTATGGATTCTGGTCAGATGTGTCAAGAGATGCTGGAGCAAGTTATTCTGATACTTTAGGGATAGGTAAAATGGCAGGTGTTATAGCTACTGTTACGTCTACTGGTGTAGGTTACGAAAACACAGGTACGGTTAATAGAACTATTGTCAACGATGGCGTAACTGGTACTGTGACAACTTCTGGTACGATGACTCAAAGCAGTACAGGTACGATAACCAACTATGCTAGAGGTGGTGTTTTCTCAGCTAATAACTCTGCGTTAGGAGATGTAACTACTTTAACTTATGGAGTTTCCGCAACCGCTACTGGTAACACAGGTGGTACAAGTACAGCTTATGGTATATATTCTAAAGCTTCTGGTGCAGACACTAACTATGCAGGATATTTCGATGGTATGGTAACATTAAAAGAAAACACTCTTGTAACAACTCCAGTAGCTGGTACGTTTGAGTTTGCTAACGATAGAATGTATGTTACTAATTTCTGTACTCAAAGATCAATAGATAGAACAAGTGACGTTATAACATCAACCACTACAGTTACCAACACAACTACAGAAACTATAATCTATACTGGAGAAATAGGTGCAGATTGTTTAAAAGTAGGTAACATACTTAAACTACATTGTGACGGTGTGTTGAGTAACGATAGTGCTGCTGATGATATAACTGTTAAGATATATATAGGTACAACTGAAGTGTTAAGTTTTGATCCTCCTATTGGTAACGTAACAGACGCACATTGGCATATGAACGGTAACATGACCGTAAGAACAGTTGGTGCAGGTGGTACTATGGCTTATCATTTAGATTTTAATTTAGCCGATAACGATACTGAAATCATAGGTACCGACACTCTTGACACTACTGCATCGTTAGACTTTACAGTTACAGTAACTTGGGATAACGCTAAAGAAGACAACACTATAAGTATATATCAAGGTTTTACTGAATGGAAAAACTAATAATGTATAAGGATAAAACTATGAATCAAGAAAACAAAGATTGTATGTTACATAGAGACAAAATACATCAATTAGAACTTAACATGACAGAACTTAAAACAGACATTAAACATATACGTAACAGAATAGATGACGGTCTTAGCAACACAATAACTAAAGTATACGACACAATAATCCACCTATCTCCACAGGTAGACAAAAACACTAAGATAAGCAACCATATAATAACGGCTGTATTTAGCATAGTATCTGTTAGCGTGATAGGTGGAATTATAACTTTAATGTGGTATTTTGCTACTAAACAATAAACTGGAATAAAATAAGGAGAACTAAAATGGATTGGATTAAATCTCATTGGGCAGAAATAGGTGTTATAGTGTTATATCTACACACTTTTCTAAAAGCTATAGCTAGAATAACAGCTACTAAAAAAGACGATATGATAATGGACAAGATAGGTTCAGTAATAGCTTATTTATTCGGTAAAGACCCAAAGTAATTAAGCGGAGACCACCGTTTTTAATACGTACGGCACTCCGCATAATAGAGACAGGTGAAATACCGTTTTGGCTTAAACTGTTACTTAACGTTAAGTTTGGTAAGTTTAAAACACCTTCAGGAATAGAGTATGAAGGTATAAAAATAGAATTTAAATGGTAAGGAGAACATTATGTTTGTTTTCAGTGAATTACAAAATGAAGTTAAACGTGGTGCTGTTAGGGATAAGTCAGGTACCGAATTCGATACTGCTGTTAAAAGTGCTATTAACAGAGCTATTAACAGGTTAAGTAGAGAATGTAGGTGGCGACCGTTACGTAAAGAATCCAGTTTCAACACTGTGACTAGTTATAGTGAAGGGTCAGGTGCAGTAAGTGTAACTGAAGATTCAGCTAACGTTACCGTAACTGGTGCTACGTTTGTAACAGACGATATTAAAGTTGGTAGACGTATAAATATAGGTGGTAGCAGTAAAAACTACCGTATATCTACCATAACAGGTGAAACTACATTAACACTTAACCAAGCGTATGATGGCGATACTGATACTGCTGAAACTTACAGTATACTGGCACAAGGTAGGTATAACTTACCTATACAAGCTAGTCATCATGTGATTATGTGGCATGAACAGTATGGTAACCCACATCAGATGAACTATATCACTAGCCAACAATCGTTTGGATATGGGTTAGAAGAAGATACTGAAAGTATACCTACATATTACCGTATGTGGGGTGCAGATTCTACACTTATGCAACCTCGTCAAGCCAGTACTATAAGTATAGTTTCCAGTAGTGCTAGTGATACTACTCAAACAATAACTATATTCGGTACAGTGAGTAACTATCCTGATTACGAAACTATTAACCTTAACGGTACCACTACTGCTACTGGTAGTAAAAGTTTTTCTGCAGTTGATAGAATAGTGTCTAACAGTACCGCTAGAGTAGGTAGAGTTACCGTATCGGCTAATTCAGGTAACGATACTTTAGCAGTGTTGCCAGTAGGTGCTACTACACGTGAAGTTAAATATTATAAAGTGGATATAAGACCTCTGCCATCAGCAGTGTTCCCGATGTTTGTGTATTATTATAAGATACCTTATATGTTAGTTAACGATCAAGACGTACATGAGTTAGGTAGCGATTTCGATAACGCTATAATATTCTTAGCTATTGCTATAATGAGAGGTGAAACTAGCCAGAAAGAAAGTACTACTTATTTAGGTATGTATAAAGACGAACTTAAAAGTTTAAAGAAATTTTATCTAGACAAAATAGATTGGTTACCTAGACTTAAAGAATCGTCGTTAACGTCTCCAGTAAGTTATCTGCACCCTGCAGTTAGTTATGCACAGATGGGTAACAATGGTATGTTTGGACCGACAGTTTATTAAAAGTAAAAAAGGAAAATAGATATGGCTAAATATGTTTCAGATAGAGTACCTATAAGTCAACTAAAGTTAGGTGGTGGACTGAACGATACTGCAGGTCCGTTAAGTTTACAAGATAACGAATCTAGCGGACTGCAAAACGTTGATTTCAATAAGTTCGGTTCAGTGTTTACTCGTAACGGGTACCTTAACCTAACCAGTAGTGCAATAACTGGTACTCCTGATATAGACGGGTTATGGTGGTACCAATCAACTGCAGTTGATAAAGCTATAGCTGTTGCAGGTGATAAACTGTATAAGATGGACGATCTTGACGGTACTTGGGACGATATCACTGGTGGGTTAACTATAACTGCGGGTAACCATTGCGATTTTGAAAACTTTCTAGACGAAGTGTTGATAACTAACAACAACGATTTACCGTTTAAATATGACGGGTCAAGTGCAGCTGCTATGACAGTACCTACAGGACTCACTAAATCTAAGTTTGTTTTATCGTTTCAAAACTATACTGTGTTAGGTAACGTCACAGTATCAGGTACAATACATAAAAGTAGATGGTACTGGTCAACTATAAAAACTATTGATACTTGGAACACTGCAGATTTTATTGAAACTGACAAAAACGATGGGCAACAAATAACTGGTATGAAAGTGTTAGGTGACGCTTTATGTGTGTTTAAGGAACGGAAAATATGGGTATACAAATTCACTGGTGAACGTGACGTACCGTTTGTAGGGTACCGTACAAACTCGTCTGTAGGTTGTGTTGCACCGTGGAGTATACAAGAAGTTGATAATGGGTTAGTGTTCTTATCCTATGATGGGTTATATTTCTTTGACGGTAATAACTCTTATAAAATAAGTGACCGTATAAACAAAACTATAACAGGACTTAATAGAAGTAATTTCCCTGACGCTGTTAGTATGGTACAGAAAGATAAGAACAGGTATATGTTAGCTGTGACTTCTTCAGGTCAAAGCGAGAATGATAAAGTTATAGTTTGGGATTATTTTAATAATGCGTTTAGTATATATGCTGGTATTGCTGCTAGTAGTATGTGTACATTTTATGTAGACGATATAGATGAGAGACCTTATTTCGGTGATTATGCCGGTTGGACCTATAGAATAGATAATGGTATAGACGATTATCCTTTAGGTGTACAGACTGCTATAGACAGTTACTATTACACTAACTGGAAATATTATGGTGATATAGTAGACCAGAAAGGTGTGTCGCATGTGTATGTGTATTATCAGTATAGTAACAGTGTGCTTACGTTTGCATATTCTTATGATTTGGAAGAGAACGACCAGTACACTCAAACATTTAATATGAGTGGTGGTGGTGATGTTTATGGTACCGGAGTTTATGGTACTGCAGTGTATGGCGGGTCTGGTGGTGCTGTAGCTAGACGAGACTTAACTGGTATGGGTAGAGTTATCAGACTTAAGTTTGCTACTAACACTATAGGTGAAAGTTTTCAGATAGATGGTATAGGTTCTATGATAAATGTTGAGACGTTTAGTTAAGCAGTTAAGCAGTTAAGTAATTAAGTAATTAAGCATAGGAGACAAATGGAAATAGCTAAATCCAGCAGTATGATAAAAGATGTGGGTAACGTTGAAAGGTTACAAGAATACCTTAACACGTTAGATGGTGATATACGTAACCTGTTTGATTTAACTCAAGGCAGGGTAAGGTTAGGTGACGCGTCAGATGGTGAGTTAGGTGAAAACGTATCAGGTCAGTTTCAAGTAGTAGCTGATACTGGTGCAGCTGATACAGAATTCACAGTATCGCATGGGTTAGGTGCGGTACCTATAGGGTACCTATTACTTAACATAGACAAAGCAGGTGTGGTGTATGATTCCGGTACTGCATGGACTAGTAGTAACGTTTATCTTAAATGTTCAGTAGCTAACTGTGCAGTTACGTTATTTCTAATTAAATAAGGAGTGTTGTGATGGACAAGACAGGACATTGTGTGAATTGTGGTGTTAACATGATAACTGAACAGGTTATAGACGGTAAACTGCAGAAACGGTTAATGAGTAACTATACTGAACATTATTATAATTTATCTGACGGTAGTAAAATTAGAGTAGCTATGTGTAGAGATTGTAAAGGTAACTTAGATAATGTAAGTGTAGAGAAAGTTATGGATAACATACATGAAGGTTGGGGTAAACAAACTGATTTAACTATAGTTATGAATGATAAATGTGAACAGGTTAAGAATAAGAAAAAAAAGGAGAAATAAACTATGGGACTTATATCTAAAACATATACGTTCAGTACTGGTGCTACTATACTAGCAACTGAACATAACACTAACTATGATACGTTATATAACTGGGCTAATGGTAACGTGGATAATGCTAACGTTAAAGCAGGTGCTAACATATCGTTAAGTAAACTATCGTTATCAGATGACGTTACGTTCACTGGTGACGTGAGTTTCACTAACGCTGCTACTACTGACGATATATTCACTATTACTGGTAGTAGTATAACTACAGGATCGTTACTTAAAGTATATTCTAACTCTGCTGATACTTCTGCACGTAACATATTGGAAATAATTAACGATAACGCTGCTGCTGATGCTGCTGTGCCTTTACAAATACAACAAGACGGTGATGCTGCACATATTAACTTAACTGGCGATCCTGCTAACAGTACTCCGGTAGATGGTGACTTTTGGTATGACGGTACTAACTTTAAAGGATATGACGGTACTAACTCTATTACTTTAGAAAGTCAGTTAGTGCAGGAAGTTGCTACTGAAACCGGTACTGCTGCAACTGGTACTACACTTATGGTACTGGACAACTCTATCCCACAAAACGATGAAGGTAACGAGTATATGACATTAGCTATCACTCCTAAAGCTACTACTAATAAATTAGAGATAGTGGTAACTATAGTGTGTGGTAGTAGTGGTGCACGGCAACAAGTTATAGCTTTGTATCAAGACGCTACTGCTAACGCTTTAGCTGCTGTACCTAGCAACATAACAGCTAACAGCGAGATGCGTACAATATCGTTCACACATTATATGGATGCTGGTACTACTAGCGAAACTACTTTTAAAGTTAGAGCAGGTAACGTTGCTGGCGATACGTTTCATTTCAACAGTTTAGGGTCAGGTACTGGTGCAGTGTTAAGTGGTACTTGTGCTAGTAGTATAGTTATTAGAGAGATAAAAGTATAAGGATACTTTATGGAAATAATTAACCAACTAGTTACTATATACAACACTTTAGATAGTGACAGAGCGTTAACAGACTTAGAAGCTAAACGATACTACAGTCAGATGTTAGCTCATGGTAGGTTACATCTATATACTGATAGAGGTTATGTTATAGGACTTATAGAAAGTTGGAGACTGGATTACGAACAGTTAGGTAGAGTTATATGTTGGCATGAGTTTAATGCGTTAGAAGAAGACGTTACTGTAGGACCAGTAGCTTATATATCAGATATATGGGTTAGACCTGAAAGTCGTGGTACTGGTAAAACTAAAATACTTATAGAAATGTTTAAACAAGCTAATAGTGACGCTGAATATTATGTATCGCATAGGGCTAACCATAAAGTTAAATATTATAGAGTATATGATAAATGTACTGGCTACAAACATAAATTAAAGGAGACATAAAATGGATGATAAAAAAACTACTAGAGAAACTCAAAGCACTACTAGTGAACAACGAGCTAAACCTACTGATCAAGAACAGAGGATACTTAATGCACAAGAACAAATATTCATGCAAAGTGTACCTGGTCAGGAACGGTTAGCTGAACTGATACCACAAACTGTTGAAGGGATATTGTCTGGTGGTAAAGGGTTACCAGATATATATAACTCTTTGTTTGCTGGGATAAGTCCTGAAATTACTAATGAGTTAGCTGGTGAAGCGGTATCAGATATTATGCCAGGGTTTCAGTCTAGTGGTATACTAGATTCTGGAGTAGCTGCAAGTGTAGCTGCTAGAACTGCAGGTGATATTAGACGTAACGTAGCAGAAAACAACTTACAACGTATATATAACTTACTTGGTCTAGGGTTAGGGCAAGGACTAGCACAACAATCTGTAGGTAGTGGTCAAGGTACTGCTTTAGGTGGACAGTTAGCTGGGTTAAGGACAGTTACTAGTACTGGTACAGGCTCAGGTATGACTACTACTACTCAGATGAACCCGTTTCTTAAAAGTTTTCAAACTAGTTTTGGTGAAGGTATGGGTGGGTTAGCTACTGGTGGTGTATCTGGTGGTGCTAGTTATTTAGGTAAATTATTTTAATTATAAGGAGTTTAATATGGCTAATATACTAAATTATATAAATGCAGAAACGTTATCTAACCCTGCAGGTCTTTTAGGTAGGTTAATTAAAGAAGGTGCTAATAAGTTAATTACTGGTAACCCTGAATTTTCTACCGAACAGTTAGAACAGTTAATGACAGCTGGACCAATACAACAGTCTATGCAACAATCAGTTCAGGCTAATCCAGTAATCCAACAAGCACAAACTTTACAAGGATTAGTAGACGCTGCTAGACAAAACATAGTAGAACCTGTTATGAAATCTGCTATGGGCGGTCAAGATGTTGCTACACAGATAAGAGCTAAAGCTGCTGAAAAAGCTTTAAAGAAACAAGCTGATATGCAGGCACAAGAAGCGTTAATGGATCCACAAGGTGAACAAGCATTATCGCAGTTTATATCTCAAGCACAACCTACGCAATCACAAATAAATAACGCTACTGTGAATCAGATGAATAGACCTGGTGCTATGACTACTATTAAACCTGGTGCAAGTGGTGCTGAAACAGGTGTTACTGAACCTGCAGCTCAACCTACACAACAACCAGACCCTTACCAACAACAAGTACAAAACATAATGAATACTGGTGCAGATAACATATTACAAGCATTGTTACAAGGTATGGGTCAGAAATTTGAAGCTGGTCAAGCTGCTATACAAGGACAGAGACTGCAGAACCTTATGAGTCAACAAGAGATATTGGGTGAGAAACCTTTACAGAAAGGTGAGAGAGAAAAACAGTTAATGGAGTTAGATAAAGAATTGCAGAAACTAGCCACTACAGCACCAGACGCACTTAACATAGAACAAGCTTCTAAATTTGCTATAATAACTAGTGGTCAAAAAGGATTACAACAAGCAGCTAGTTTATTAGACCAAAACCCTAATTTATTAAAGACAGGTAACTTACCAGGATTCTTAAAATCTCAAGCTGGTAGACAATTTGTAACTGCTATGGAATCAGCTTATGAAGGTCAGTTAAGGGCAGTTTCAGGTGCAACTTTAGGTGAAGAAGAAATTAAAAGAAAAGTTAAACAGTTTGGTGCTACCATATTAGATAGTCCGGAAACTATAAGACAAAAGTTTTCAGCATTAAACGGATTCTACAACACTGCTATTAGAACTGCTGATCCTACTGGTATACATCGTCAACGTGCATCTAACCAGACGTTACCAGGTACGTTAGAAATAATATCTATTAAACAAGCAAAATAAGGAGTTAACAATGCCTAAATATACAGTAGAAACTAATCAAGGTACTTTTGAAATAGAATCTAATAGACAACCTACTAATGAAGAAGCTATGCAAGCTATTAGCAGTCAGATGTCTGGTAATCAGATGAATACGCAACCACAATCTAAGTTTCTTCAAGAGACTCCTTTAGATGACATGCAATCAGGTGCAACTTCACCTATATCTGTTGGAGAAAGGTTAAAGTTATCTTTTGCAGATGATGTTGGTAGGGAAAAGTATCTTAGAAATAAGTTTCAGTTTGTTGAACGTTTATCTAATGGTAAGTTTGCAGTTGGAGACAATATTAAGGATCTACAACCTATAGACCCTGAAGGAATATTTAATGATGTGTTAGGAGATATAGCTGATGTTGTTGGTGAAGTTCCAGTAATTGCAGGTCAGATATTAGGTACCATAGGCGGTGCTGCAGCTGAAATACCTACAGGTCCTATACCCACTACTATAGCTGGTGCTGCAATAGGTGCTGGTGCTGGTAGTGTGGTTAAGCAAGGTATAGGTAAAATTTTAGGAGTTAACGAACGTAAATCAC